ATGTATCCTTATTCTGCCATGGCTAAGAAAACTGTTCCGCTATCCGACTCCAAATGCACTGGTGCAAAGCCGCAGGAAAAAGATTATTCCCTATATGATGGTCATGGACTGATTCTATTCATTCGTAAAAGTGGCTCAAAAGTATGGCGATTTAAATATAAAAGAGCTAATGGTAAAGATGGCTTAATGACATTGGGTAACTTCCCTGCTTTAAGTTTAAAAGCAGCCAGAGATAAGCGCCGTGAATTGGAGACACTATTAGCCAATGGAATAGATCCAATTGAATACAGCGAAATACAAAAGGCTAAACTAGACAATAAATATAATTTTGAATCTATAGCTCGAGAATGGCATACAGCATATAAAAATACTGGACGCTGGGGAACTGAAACAGCAGAAAGAGCCCTTAAAAATATGGAAGAGTATGTTTTCCCAAAACTGGGGAAAAAACCTATTGATGCAATTAAGCCAAAAGAACTGATTCAAGTAATTAAAAGTATTGAAGACTTAGGTTATACCGAAGTTGTAAAAAAAACCCGGCAACGGCTAACAAGTATTTTTGCATTTGCAATGTCGAAAGGATTTATTGAAAGTAATCCAGCCTATGGTCTTCAAGATATTTTCATCCTTTCAAAGAAAACCAAACATCACCCTCAATTACCATTAGAAAGATTACCCGAGCTGCAAGCTAAATTAGCTTCCGATACTGGCCATCCAATTACTCGACTGTGTGTTGAATTTGCTTTACATACTTTTGCTCGTTCAAGTGAAATTAGATTTGCAAGATGGAAGGAGTTTGATTTTGAGAATGCTCTCTGGACCATTCCCCCAACTAGAGATTTCGTAGAAGGTTACAAATATTCTCATCGTGGTGCGAAAATGAAGGCACCTCATTTAATTCCTCTATCGAACCAGGCACTAGCTATAATAAAAGAGATCTACAAATACAGCGGACATACTCAAAATGTTTTTCCTAAAAACGGCGATCCGCATGGCTTTATGAGTGAATCAACTATCAATAAAACCCTACGCCGTCTGGGATATGACACAAATACAGAAGTTTGTGGGCACGGTTTTAGAGGTATGGCCTGTGCAGCTCTAATTCAAAGTAAACTTTTCCAGAAAGATGCTGTTGAAAAGCAAATGAGTCATCAAGAACGTAATAATGTACGACTTGCATATACCCATAAAGCAGAGTTCTTAGAAGAAAGAAAAACAATGCTCAATTGGTGGAGTAGTTATTTAGATGTGACTAAAGAAACAAGTATTAGTCCATATGATTATACAGCACAGATTTTAGGTGAAGAGATCATACAATTTAAGTATGCAAAATTGATGAAATAATCAATTTTAACAGTTTGCTAAGCCTAGCTCGACGGAGCGAAAGTCAGATACCCAATCTGATTGGCTTAGCTCCTATTTTGGGATGCCTTGGGAGGCAGAATGAAGAATTTCTATACTTTAGAAGAGGTGTTATCTGCCTCAGATGAGCCATTATCTCTCTTAGATATTATTGATTATTGCCGAAGAAGCATGCTGCATCCGTGTGTATATCTTGATGGTAATTTAGTCTGTATAGAAGAAACTCGCGAACACCATAGTGAGGATAAAAGAGATTATCCTGAACATGTAGTGGAGGCTAAATGGCACGTACCATTTCAAGGATATGTTTTTAGTCAGGATCTGATTGAGCAATTACGATCAAAAAACCAAACTTTTAATCTATTAAAAATTGATCAAATTATATCTCAATATTCTGAAATACCACTTAATGAACCAGAACTTAACCAATCTCTTCACGTATATGAGCGTAGGTATGATGATGACGTTAAGGATTTTTTTTGGATTAGGGATATGAAGGATGAGGAATACAAAGGAATTGAATATTCTAAAAAAGAGATAGTGTTTCATATTGAAGAGTTAAAAAGAATAAATTTTAATGATCCTGATAAAAGAAAGTTTGACGCCTTACGGCGTGAATACAATCATGAAGAATATAAACATCTACTATACTCAAAACCATCATTCTCAATTCATGAAGCAGCTTCAATTGTTTCTATGAATAATCCACTATTCGTAGAAGTTTATCGAGATCAACAGAATTTCGTTAAATACTTTCAGCATTATTTACATTCTTATAATTTAATTAGCTCATGGTATAAAGATGGCATTTTAGGTGAATCAGAAATGATCCCTGCTGAATTATTAAAAGAGACTCTTAAGAAAAACAAAATTCTTATCCAGAGTTTTAATGCGCATCTAATAATAATGGAAGAAGGTAATCTCACTGTCGAGCACAAAAGAATTAATGAGCAAAATGAAGAAATAGAAAGACTGAGAGAAACTATTAAAAACTTAAATACACAAATTGAGCAATTACAGTCGGAACAATCATTAGAGCCAGTAAAGTCATATAACCTACTAGATTTAATTCTAGACAGCACTGACAATGAAAGATACGCGCCTGATCTAGCTTATGCTATTCAATTATGGGAATCAGTTTATGTTACTAATCCCAAATCAGGCAAGCATAGTAATAAAGCAAATATTTGGATCAAAAATAATACACCCTATTCCGGCGATCGAGATGATACGTATACGCGCAGACTACGAGATATAACATCACCGTTAATTGGATGGCATGATGATAGAAAAAAATTATTAATCAATAATTAACTAAGCTATTGAATTTTAAAACCTTAAAACTACGTACGTAAAATTACGTCCGTAGTTTTTTGCATTTACGTGCTATGCGTCCGTACGATCGAAACTGTTTAGATACAACCATGTTCTTGCAAACTTGGTTATCAACATGGTTCAAACAAAACCAATCCGAATTCAATTTGGTACTGCTTGTCAGCTACTTGATGTAACACGTGAGTCCCTTCGACACACTATACGCAAAGATCCTACATTTCCACGACCGATGAAAATGGGTACATCAAAACAAGCGCCCGTATTCTTCGACTATGCAGAATTGGTTGAATGGCATAACAGCAAGAAAACTGCTGCTTCAGAAATGGAGGCATAGTGATGTTTATACCATATCGATCTAATTCAGAACTCAACCTCATGTCTAGTAAAGAATTACTAGAACTAATTAATCATGTTCGTCATGGCGTAGGAGAGCCTCTACTTCGCCTGAACAGTTTCAATGCAAAAATTGAAGATGAACTTGATGGAGAGAACTACACAAAAAATGTAGTTCAAAATTTCAACAACACGGAGTCAATTGTATTTCAACTCACTCTTGATCAATGCATGCTGATCGGTATGCGTGAATCAAAAGCCGTTCGTAAAAATGTTTTAGCTGCATTAAAGCAAAAACAAACACCCCTCTTACCTCAATCTTTCTCTGAAGCACTTCAGTTAGCAGCAGATCAGGCACGAAAAATTGAAGAAGACAAACCTAAAGTTGAGTACTACGAAAAAATTGTAGTTCGTGACACTTTACTCAATGCGACTCAAGTAGCTCAGAAAATTGGTTTATCCGCTATAGCCTTAAATAAACTTTTGGACTCTCTAAAAGTTTATAGCCACGGCGTAAAGCGTGCACGTGTATTTCAACAATGGTTTATCGATAAAGGGTTTGGCGAATTAAAACAAACTGATCTGGGTTACTCACAACCAATGTTTACGACGAAAGGCGAAGCTTGGGTAATTCAAAAATTAGTAAGTGAAGGGGTTATTTCATGAAATATTCACCTATTTTTAACTTCGCCCTTTTCAAATTAATTTTATTGATTTATATTAAGTCTGTCTGGTGCAAAATCACTAGATTAGCTTTGGTCGGCTATAATTACACAAGCGCATACAGTCCGCTTCGGGCTTTTTTTATGCGTAAAATCTCTATGCTTCCGCATTCCTATGGTGAAGCTGGAGAGGGACATCTTCGGATGTGCGGGTCTCTTGTGTACCTGTCGACCAACCCTTTTCAGCTTTGCCACCCTCACTTGGTCGTGACTGGTAAAGCTCCGAAACAAACACAAGGAGCGCATTCATCATGAACGCTAAAGTACAAATTCAATTACAAGAGCAATTAGTCCCTTTCTATACCGCTACTAATTTATTAAATGCTTATGCACTTGCATATGAAGTAGCAACTCAACTTCGCACTTTAATCAATCAAATAGGTAAAGCTGCAACCTTCGTTAAAACATATGCTGAAGAACGTAGTTTCGATAATTCAATCTTCACAGAGATTGAAAATTTAATTGCAATATCTCTTCAACTTTCCAACTCTCATGCTGATATTTGTAGCGCTGAAATAAATAGACATCGTCAAGCACCATATGATCAATACGACGCTGGCGATCTATTTGGAGCTTACTCACTTGCTCAAGAAAATACATCCTGGCTAGAAACTTTAATTTCTAAAATTAAAATCGAAGTTGAATTGAGTAAAGAGACAGTAAAGGATGTTATTCACAGCGCTGTCTTTGCACCCCTTGAGCATTTAATTAATATTGCTGAGTATTTAGCTGAAACTAATGTTGGAACTTTTTCTACTGAAAGTGAAAAGTATGAAGCTGAATGGGAGACATCTAAAAATGGATAAATCCCAAGTTCCAGTTAATAAAGATTCAGTTCAGCCAACTACAGAGCCGAAACAAAATTCACAATCTTCTACATATGTAGAATCTGTCCGTATAACGCCAGATCGACTCATTAATGCCATGATCAATAATATTCGGCAAGGAGGATCTGATGAGCATTGATGCAATTCGGTGGTCATGGACAGCTTCTGTTAAAACCTCTGCCCAACGCCTGGTTCTGCTTTCACTAGCAGACCGGGCTGGTGAAGAACATACCGCATGGCCTAGTATTGATCGCCTAGCTGCTGATACTATGCTAGACAAAAAGACAGTTCAAAAAGTTATATTAGAGCTCATAAAACTTGGGCTAGTGAGCGATACAGGCGAACGTACGGGACCAACAAAAAGAGTCCGCATACTTAAATTAAACGGCGTAAAGGGTCGCGAGGAATACACTCAAATTCAGAATGATTCTAATACACCCAAAAACGGGAATATTAAACAACCCCAAAAACGGAATGATTCCAAAAATGGTAATGATCCCGAAAATGGTGCTTTGAATAATCCCAAAAACGGGATGTTGAATGATCCCAAAAACGGGGTGCAGAATCTATCAGGGAATCTACCAATGAATCTCTCTCAAGAGCATGACTGGATTCCTGATGTAGATCAGTTGATAACAAAGATAAAGATGGCAGGTCATGGCAACAATATAGACCTAATCTTTGGCCTACCTAGTTTCGAATTTGAGCTGAGTGCATTCAACTCTTACTTTGAGAACAGTGGATTATCTGATAGCAAAAAGCTTCATAAGTTCACGGCTTGGATCGTAGATAAGTTTGAACGCTATAAAAAGCAAAATCCTGAATATGGCATTCATCCTTCTTTGGAAACTGGACAGCAAGCTATTACTGCTCGGCCATTTATCAATTTGCCGACTAAGCCTAAAAGCTTATTAGGAGATGCTCAATGAATACATCAATCCACAACTTACAAATTGAGCAAGCTGTTCTGGCAGCATTGATGACTGTAGCAAATTCATATAATCAGGTTGAAAGCTTGCTAACTGAAGAAGATTTTCATGCTACACGCCACAAAATAATTTTTAGCGCCATAGTTGATCTGGATTCAAAAAATTCGCCTTATGATGCCGTATTGGTAAACCAATGGCTAGAAATGCATGGATACTCAGAAGCTGCTGGTGGTGAGCAATACATCATGCAGCTTCTAGGTGATGCACCTTCAAGCTTTTATAACCTGATGTCGTATGCTGAGAAACTAAAAGATCTTACGACTTGCCGCAAAGTTGAAGCACAAGCCCATAAGGTCATTCAAAGTGCCCGTAGTTTGACCGTAAGTCGTGGTGATTTAGTTTTGAATGCACAGACAGCCTTTGCGGAAATAAGTACAGAACAAGGTAGTGAAAACCTTTTCCATATTCACGATGCTGCAAACAATACGTTTGTTGAGATGCACCGAAAAATGGAAGCCGCGATTGCTGGCAAAACACTAATTAATGGTATTCAGACTGGGATATATGACCTTGATAAAAAGCTTGGTGATGTTGAGCCCGGTTGCCTAATGGTAGTGGCTGCACGTCCAGCAATGGGTAAAACAACGATGCTTCAACTTATTGCAAATCATGTAGCAGTCATTCAGAAAAAGCCTGCCCTTATCATGTCTGGTGAGATGCCAAAAGAACAAATTGCTATGCGTCTCTGTTGCGCCATTGCACCAGCAGATATTGGGATAGTACGTAACTCCCCTCACCTTTTGCCTAAAGACGAATTTACGGCGTATACCAATGCTGTTGTAATGCTTCAAAATGTACCGATGTATATCAATGATACGTCTCGCCCCTCGATAACGAATATTAGGGAATCTATCCGTAAAGTAAAACATCAGTACGGCGCCGTTGGTGTAGTGCTGGTGGATTATCTTCAGATCATGAAGACTACAAAACAGTTTGCCCGAGAAGATTTAAAGATTGCCTACTTCACTGGTGAACTTAAAGCCATGGCCAAAGAGTTTGATTGCGTCATAGTCCTATTATCTCAGCTCAACCGTGAACTAGAGAAGCGTCCAAACAAACGCCCAATGCTGTCGGATCTACGTGAATCCGGTGCAATTGAACAGGATGCAGACCAGATCGTTTTCTTATACCGAGATGAGATCTATAACAAGGAATCTCAATATCGAGGTATTGCTGAGGCCATAGTAGGGAAAAACCGCCACGGTGAACCGGGTACTGCGTACATGTATGCTCAATTGAAATATTGCCAATTTACAAACTTAGACCATGAATCGCTTAATCAAATTCAAGGAGCAACAATATGATGTTTGTAGATAACAGTTGTATAGACTCGACTGTATTTAAGAAATCACCTGCTGAAAGATTTAAAAATCTTAGAACCCAGAAAAAAGTAAAGGAGTTCTTCATCAAGCGCCGAGGCTATAAACGCCCAGATTTCAACCGCATGATTCTAGATTTAGGCCGCTTAGGATGGTCACATGAGAAAATAGCCTTTGTATTACCAATATCTGGTGCATCTACTGTAAGTGAATGGGCACGTGGTGGGGTTCCTAACTATGAAAATGGTGAAGCATTTATTGAACTTTGGAAGAGTGAAACTGGGATTGAAAGATTCCCACGTGAAGGCGAATGGCAGACTTATAAATACAAGCTTGGTCAGCAAGACTTTTTAGATGAGTTAGACGGCGTTATTGATCATTAAAAGGAGAAATCACAAAAATAAAAAACAATGTTTCAATACCGTGTAGTTTTTTAATCTCTTATTTTTGTCTATAGGATTTACAGAGCCTATTACTAAGTTTATTAAGAGCTGATTGATTGGTAAATTCAAAGAAGCAAGTGGTAATATATTGAATTCAATTATCTTGTTCATTAAATAGAATTAATATGTGGAATTATTTAGTAAGTTTTTCTACTTGGGCGGAAAATAACTCAGGGCAAATACAGATAGTTATTGCTGTAGTTGCCTTGTGGTTAGCTATATTAGGTTATAAAAAAGTTATAAAACAAATTCAGATGGCTAAAGAGCAAGAAGAACAGAACTATCAGCAGCGTAATTATGAAATTAAAATTGAAGTGATTAATTTACTTTTTAAGATTTCAGATTCAATTCATAAGAAATTAAAAGGTCTTTATGACCTACAAACTGGTTTAAAAAACAGTGAAGAAGATTTTAAAACCAAAGAAGAATCAATTCTGTTAAACGATACACTTAAAACAGTTCAAGAGAAAATCGATAAAACATTAGAGATTAGAGAACAATTAAACAGCACATTAGAGAGTTTTATTAAAAAAGACGATATTGACTATAAGCTATTTGAAAAAAAATTAAATACTCTTTATTTAGCACTAATTAAAGAAAATAAGGAGACTAATGAGGTTGATCTTCTAAAAGCTGAATTCTTTATTGAGGATTAGTTCTCGATACCAAACGACTAACCTAAACACCACTCAAACAACACTAGCCCTATTCACTACGAATAGAGCTTTTTCACGTGTAACATCTTCTAAATTTATCGTGTAACACCTCAAAAAATGTCATGTAACACCCTTAAATTGTCCATTTTTTATCGTGTAACAGTAGATTTTTATATTTTTTGACCAATTTAATAATAATCTCTCATATCCTTGAGGAGAGAAATTGTTAGGCCTGTATTCTGAATTTTTCTTTCATTAGAAATATATTTATTTTTCTCATTTTTATAAGAGTACTGCATCTTTTTTGAATCGATCATTTTGGCTAAGAATTTCTTAACTTCGACCTTATCAACAATACGGTAAGTTGCCTCAAAACTAGGCTCCTTATCAAATGCCACTATATAGCGTCCCCCACCTCTTGGCTTATTTTCCATTTCAATAATATATCCTAACGAGCCCAACAAAATTTTGAATTCCCCTCTCTGTGCTCCGCATATAACTGCATTCATATTATAATTATCTTTGTAAGAGTTACAGCTTAAAAACCAGTAATTATCACCGCTCTTGTTTGGAATCGACTCACTATCAAATAGGGCTAAAGTTAGTAATCCATTCTCTTTAGCTGAAATAAATTTAACTCCATTGATAGATCCTTCTTTAGGTGTCCCATCAGAGTTAAAGATATCAGCTATATCAAATTCTGAAGCTGCCACAGCGATACAATTAAATGCACTAAAGCATGCTAAAGACATTAATACCTTAAGTAAAAATTTATTCATTTCTTTCATTTTTAAAGTGTGATAGTTAATACCATATTATAAAAAAGGAGCTGAAGCTCCTAATTTTATTCTGATAAATCCCACCAGTAACTATTACCCAAGTTCTCAAGCCGTTGCTGTGTTCTTGGTAAATAATCAGGATCAATCATATTCTGCATTTTAGAAAACAGCATACGATCAACTACCAACTTACTGTACCAAAGGTTCTGCAATGGAATATTACTCTTCAATGTATTTGCCACTTCCATCATCCGAGTAGACTCTTTGCCCTCAATTATGTTGTTCCCCATACCTGTGAGCAACATACCCAGCTTCATACTCTGGCCTAATAATGGACCGCTGATAAAGTCTGAGGCACTTCGACCAGTTGGATCTGAAAGCGCAGACATGATGTCACCTAGGAATGAAAGTCCTCCACCTTTAAGAAGTGACTTACCAAAGAAATCTATCGTGAATACAGGCTCCGGATTCTTACCATTGGCCAAGTTCTGAGTCTGGACGATCAATGCACCTGCTAAAGTTTGATAAGCCAGTAGCGAAGCTAGGAACGTCACTCTGCTCTTAATGTCTCCCTGGGCAAAGGCACGATGACCAATACGGAACATATAAGCCAATGGGAAGCCTTTGAACTGGAATAAGGTTCGGCCCAATTCCCCTTGGATAGTTCCGGCTTCACCTAAGTTAATGATGCTGCGCTCACGTACACCGGCCTCAATGATAGCTACGGATTCCTCATTGAAGATATGAGTCTGATACTTCATTGCAGCCTTATAGCGGAAGTCAGCAATGGCGTTCGCACTATCCTGCTTGTCCAATGGCAAAAACTGCTTAATCACATCATCTGGTGCATTAAAAAAATCATTCTGCGAAAGTACCGCCGTCCCATCTTCACGCTTACTCGGCTCTAGCTGCTGCCATAACTGCCAGTCACGTTCAGTAATACCGTTCCCCTGTAAGATCTTAAGATCATCTGCACCAAGATCCTTCCAATCCGTTTTACGGGTCATTTCAGCAAGCTTATTCATATGCACCAGATTAAGCGCTCGTTTCGCTCCTGCAGTGACGGCGTTCAGTCCTGATAGTTTCATAGTTGTTGCAGCAAAAGCCTGCATACGTGCATTAAAGCGACCTGACTTGGTAGCACTGCTGACAATATCGGCATCACCAAAACGCGTCATTGAACCAGCCATTTCGTTAATACCAAGGCCAAACCGCAATGCTTCATCACGTGTGGTACCCTGTTTCAATTGCTTCATGTATTCAGGGAGGATCGATTTGGTATAAGACAGGCCCAACATATTAGCGACCTTCTTCATACTGGCATGGTCACCAAACGTGGTTAGTGTGGTACCGCCTAATTTAGATGCAACCATTAAGGCGCGAAGGCCGCCCATGACGTTACCTAAGGTTGAATCAATTGCCCGGGTATTGGCATCCAGAGTGTTATACATCGACATGGCCCGATGAGCCTGCTTATCAATTTCGCCATGTTTCAACCCATTCTGTGGATCTGCTTTCAGCTTGATCTTGGCCTCATCCAATAATGACTCAAATGTATTGCGAGGATTGGACCCAAGGTTCTGCATCATGGCCACTTCTGTACTCATGCGGTGAGTATGGTTTTTCAGAATTTCATGAAACCCTGCTTCATCATAAGTTCCATATTTCTTTTGATATGCCAGCCATGCATCACCATCCTTGAAATGCAAAGCACGTGATTCCTGGTGACGATTTGCCATCTTTGAACGACTGCCTACAGGTGATGTACCTGCTTTGGCCTGTTTATTCAGTATCAGTAAGTCTTTGTTGGCGCCGTTGGTTGAAATCGTTTTATAAATCTCCTCGAGCATGGATTTAAGCTCCAGCTCATCCATCAACTCACCAGTCTCTTTGACATACTGATTGCGATCTAAACCGTTTAAGGCATCGTTCACCCACTCTGATTGATCTGTTAGGGCTACTTTCTTCTGATCATGTGAGGTCATGAAACCAAAGTTATCGAGCTTCTTAATATTCCCACCAGCCCGGTTGAAGGCTAAACGCATTTCCTCCAAGGCTGCACTTACTTCCTTGGCCATCGCCGTAATTTCTGGATTATCAGACTTGCCACCAAACATGACCCGGATAATGTCATCAGTCATGGCCTTGTTTACTGACATGCCAAAGCGCTCTTGTGTCTTGGTAAACACATCAGCAACCAATGACATCCAGCGGCTATGCAATGCTTGAGATTGTTTCTCTATGGACTGGATACCACTCTGATCCGAGAAGTATGCAATCTTCCGCATTAAAGCTTGGACCGGGTTTAATTTAGGATGGTTATAGATTTCGTTCTGTAGCTGGGCCTTGATGATGGCATCCCGGGCAATGTTCTGATTGTTCTTAGCGATCTGGACGGCGAGATCCGTAGCAGTTTTCTGCGCAATCGCTTCAGCACGTTCAGCAGGACTTTTGAACATCCAATCAGGATCTGTTCTGGCCAGAGTATTTTGTGCCCGGATATACAGTGATGAAATACGATTACTATCAGCTGCACTTAGTTTTCTTTTACCTAATGCCTTTGCAACTTGTTCTCTACATTCAGCTCTCATGCTGCTTCACTCCCAAATCTTAATGCGCAGCTTGCCAATGCTTTCACTGCCTGAATTTCATCTTTTGCGATTTCTTCTTGCTCTTTGACATAATCCAATAGATCTCGGGATGACATCGTCACAATTTCCTCATCTCCATTTTCATCCAGGCGGGTAAAGGTCACCTCCATATCGGGATCTGCTTCCAGAATTGAAACCGCTTCCCTACCGTCTGCCGTGTCAGTGAATGCACCATATTCCCCTTTACTAGACTTGGTTAAGTCTGGTGCGCCATCAACCTTGGACTTGCCTGGTTTCCAGAACTCCCGTTCTAATGCCTGGGTAGCTTTATGCTGTACCGCAGTCAATTCAGGACTATCAGCTTTACTATTAGCAGGATGGGCAAATAGATCATTCCCATTACGTGTAGCCTTTACCGGGCTAATGGTGCCATCCTGATTGATCTGACGCTGGAATGTCGTATTAGAGGTCTTATTGTGTAGCTCTTGAATGACTCCGCCATCATCCATTGACCGCTCTCGTTTAAGGTAGTTTTGCGATCTGGTTGGAATCCAGTTATCTAACCCTGCAGTAATTGAGTCTTGCCAAGGATTTGAATCCGGTGTCTTGGTGTCAATATCCAAAGCATTCGACTGCGGATCAGCAACCATAACCCGTTGTTGTTCTGGCTCGAGCTGGTAAAGATCAGAGTCCAATGTATCCAAATTACGGCTGGCACTATTACTAGGGCCAGATAAGTCGACCTGAGGTTCAACATATGGCGTTCGATAAGCACCACCTTCAGAATACTGATAATGCGCCGTAGCCTTGAGGTATTCCAGATCCTCTTTAGTCAATGGAGAAGATAGGGCTTCAAACTCTTCCTGGAGTGACTTCACATTATGCTCATCTGCACTGAGTACAAAAGGCATTGCTTCAACTTCAGCATCAGATTGGGACTTGTAAGCAGGTGGTGCAGTTATATCAGACTCAAACTGTGGGAACTCTGATTCGCTCCCTCTGACTTCAGTAGATCTTACTGAAGCGTCTGAACTGACATCACTATAAAGACTTGCGATTTCGTTCCAGCGCTTTTCGTATTTGGCCTTTACCTGCCCAACAGTCATACCATTGAATTGATGACTTGAAGTAATACCTTCTGCAATCTGTCTTGCAGTCTTTTTCTGATTGCCTTTACTCCAGCGTGTAGCCACATCTACAAAAAGCTCATTATCTTTGGCTTTCAAAAAGACTGGTCCACCACCTTCACCAAAGAAATGCAGGTAGTAAAGCTCTAGGCCATTCGGATCTCGATTAAAGTGACTACGAAAAACCTTGGCATTGTGCTCGTAGTAGTTCAGGCCCGCTTTAATTTGATCATTACCATCAAACTTATTCTTACCTCCCATACGGGCAAAAGTGCCATCAAGGGTTTGGAATAAACCAGTAGCAGATGATATTGGCTTTCCTGTCTTTTTATCGATTGGTGGCTGAATCTTTGGATCAAAAGTGCCACCAGTTTCCAAATGAGAAATGACCAAGGCATCCACTGGATTGATACCCCGTTTAGAGGCTTCCTGAACAATCGTTTTTGTCCAAGGTTTTTTATCAAATACAGGATTAGTCAAAAGCTCCGCTATTACTGGCGCTTTATGTTCATCAGTATTGATAGCGCTTGGTCTTACAATAGCTTTCGGTGTACCTGTTATTGGTACCACTGGTGTACTCGTTACGATTGCTTTGGGTGTTCCGCTCACTGGTGCTCTTAAGCTGACCAACTCATCATTCAATGCACTCTCCATTGCACTATCCAATGCATCAAAGTGTGAATTGGCTTCTTTTGCATTTTCTGGATTAAAAGGATTCATCCCTTCTGCATGCTCAAGGTTCGCTTGTACATGAGCAGCATCATTCATCGTATCAACATTGCCGTGTTCTTTTACCTGCTCAGGCCTCAATCGGCCTTTATTGGCCCACAAGTTGAGTAGGAGTGCCATCCCGCCGTTTGCTGCTAATGTGGATGGACTTAAAGCATTTTCCTTTAATACTTCACCGTATTGAGCGACCTTTTTATTTTCATTGTTTTCAAGAAATGAACCTTCCAGATAATCACCAGCTACGCCAGCTCCAGTAGCCAGCGTAGTAGTAGCCACAGCATCAGCTACTACCGATTTAGCAACACCATGGGTAGGAATAGCAAAGCCCAGAGCATCTGTAATCCCTTTAATAGCCCCACCGGTTCGGGCCGTTTTTATGTCTGCCCCTTTATTCAGTAAGTCTGATTTTTCTGCTTCAAAGGTCTGGTACCCAAATAGTCCAGAGTTTAGAGCTAAACCAGGTACACCGCCTGTACCTAGTGTAGTGACGGCGTTCCAGCCAATACGAGTAAAGTCTTTGGTTAGGCCATAAGTAAACTCACCAACTCCACCGAGATCATCAGGTTTAAAGATCTCAAGGTTTTGTGCTCTTAGAGCCGCTGCTTTCTTGTCACCACGAATCAAGGCATCCGGTGCAGTAGCAGCCTCAATAGTACCCATGGCAACACCGGAAACCACACCTAAAGCACCGTCACTAAATCCACCGCGTTCACTTTTAGGTTTAAAACGAGGATCTTCTTGATTTAACGTTAATTCATCATCTGCTAAAAAATCCATCTTTACCTCATCTCACTTTAAATGTTAAACGTGTTTGACGCTTCTTATCGGTGGCATCCATGATGTACTTGGTACCATTCTTGAAGTAATAGACGTATGGATTTTTAGGGTCTTGCTCTAAAGGCAGATCCAAGAAGAAGTCTTTATCAGATCCGCCGTAGGTTCTGGCATTACGAGAGTTAAAGCTTTCCAGCTGCTCACGAAAAGCCTTTTCACTAACGGTATGAGGCCGGAGTACTACAGATTTACTTCCGAAAAATCCCCCTGAAGTGAACTTGCCACCAGTTACATTTAGAATTGCTTTATTGAACAAATCCTCATCTATGGTTTTATTTAATATGCTTCCCTTTGAATCGGCTACTTTCTCGGACTTTTGAACCAAATAAGCATAGTTAGCTTTAACTGACTCCAAATAAATCTGAAAGTCTGGTTTACCTGGTGAAGTGATGCCAGCTAAGTAGGTTGCGGTATAGGTTCTTAGGGCATTGTCATCAACCTTTACCAAGTTCTTATCCAATAGATCCTGCCCGGTAATAATCTGGCCAGCAATGTCTTGCAGCCCCCGGCTATTAAGCGAAGCAGATAAACGGTAGGCACCACTTTCACCGGCAATACTATTAATCATATCTCGTGCAGCATTAGCATTACCGGCACTAGATTTATGAAGGCTAGTGAGCAAACTCAATTTGTCCCCTGGTCTGGCTTTTTCCCAGAACTGTTTTAATTCAGATTGTTGTTGAGTAGAGAAAGGATTTAAGGACCCTACAGTCCCATCTAATATATTGTTGGCGTGAATAGATTTAATATTTTTGGATAGAGCTGCAATCGCTTCAGGGCTACCACTTAAAATTGCATTAGTGGGTACTACCGTCAGATCTTGGCCAGTCTTAATCGAGTAAGCCAGAGCTGAATTATTTTTTTCATAGCCCAGCATATTGTCATGAGTTCTAGATAGAAGATTTAACTTCCAACTCACATCTTTAGCATTATCTTGCGCCGTATTTTGAGCCTCTGACCGCTTTTTACTGAGGTAAGCTTCGCGCTCATCCGCTCCCAGTCTCATGAACTGCTGGACTTCAACCAAGGCCCCACTATATTGAACAAACTCAGACTCTTTTTGAGTTCCCTGTACACGTGCCAAACGAGCCTTGATTACCGCCTCACTTGGAATTAATCCAGTTTCAATGTCTGCTTTCATTTCATTAACAGCATCTTTAGCATCATCATCTAATTGCTTTTGCTGCAAGGCAGCCGCACGTTTATTCTGATCCATTTGAGTGAGTGCACGACCACTCCAGTAAACAGCCTGCTCTTGGGTTAAATTGGGATGTTTTGCTATTACAGCTTCTGGAGACGTTAGTTCAGTTAACTTTTCATTATCTGACTTATTTCCTAAATAGAATGCAGCAATATCATTGCTAGAACGATTATTTTTGTACTCATTAAAAGTATCCTGAACATGAGCCAAAGGTAAGCCTTTGGATTGCGCATACAGAGCTAATCCATTCCAGACCTCTTTTTCAGAAGCATTGGGATTTTTAAGGTAGTTTTCTCGCATGTCCTTGAGCTGGACAATTGCCTGTTGCCGTTCTGATTTCTGCGCGATTGGCAAATACTTGGATGCACTCTGATAAGAATGCTGTTCAAAGTAATTATTAAAGCTTTGCTCGAATTGTTTTGGTACGGCAGTCTTATACTGAGTCTTGATTGATTCCAGACTTTGCTGCCGCTGCTTTACTGCTTCTTCATAAGGAAGCTCACCAGTCTGGATTTTAAGAGTAAGGTCACTGTCTACAACATTGATATCAGCACCAATTTTAGAGGACTGTAAAGCGAAGTCAGCTTTCTCTTTTTTATCTTTTTCCTCTTTACGCGCTTCAAGCACATCATCAACAGCTTTACCAATGCTTCCGAGTCCGGTTATAGGCGTATGTTGTTGCAATGTAGGTCGCGGCATGTTTCGACCTGATGAACGTGGAATTAATACCATTTTATTCTCAAAGTAGTTTACTCAATACTTCAAAATTAAAGGGTTATAACTCCCTAAAAAATGGGTATATACAGCACTAAAAAAGGAGGTTTTAAAGCCTCCTATTTACTCATTTATATAAAATCAAAAATTCATAGTGTTCAATGAATTCTCCTATTAACGGGATCTCCCTTACTTATACGTTCTAGAATTTGTTTGACAGAGTCCACTTTCTTTAAAATTAAATTTATTTCAAAACCAAACGTATGCTTGTTCAATAGACGCTTATATTTATTCTCAGGATTGAGATAATACTCCGTAATAATTAAAGCATTGGATATATTGCTGATCCATGCTAATGCTGTCTTTAAAGAGGAAAAATATATATCTTTTGGCTTCGCCATAATTAATAGCAATTGATTTAATTCCTCAAGCTCATTTACTATAACTAATAACTGATGAATAAACTGCTTCTGGAAAAGCTGATTGGAATCCAAATAACGAATATCTTCCTGAAATTTTTCCAATTTTTCTGGAATGCTTTTACATAGATCAATAGCCCGGTTAATACTGGTTCCTGTAATCGGTTCAAAAAACTTCTTTTTATATCCCATATTTAATCCTTCTAAGCTATAAGGTAACGATTAATTCGAGGTATTTCTTTTTCTGTTTTATTAGTCAAATGCATCCAAAGTTCAACAAATGCAGCGCCGTTATCATATTTCATGAAACTTCCACAGATCCATTCTCTGACAGAGGAAGCCCCTGATATTGGCAATACATATGCGATCTTCTCAAGTGTCCAACCTAGATTTTTCAAATCGACAACCATACGGTTGAAGTCTGGAGCTAAATAGTTTGGAAATTTCCTATTGAAAAAAAGATTTTTAGGTGTTGAGAAGCAGCATAACTCAGCAAATATATTCATAGTTCAGCCCATTCAATTTATCTAATTAAGACTTGGATGAGGTCCACAAAAAATGGGTATATTTTCAATAAAACGCGCGCGCGCGCGAGGGAGACTGTAAAACCCCCTATTTCTCTTACTTTTCCTATCCATAAAAACCCCAACTCTGGCCAACAAATCTCAAACTAAATCACCCATTGATAAACGCTTTATTCGCCCTCCTAGGCTCTTAATAATTATTCATATACCTTGATTCATTTTTCTTTAAAAAAGCTAACAGAACTCAAACCAGTGAGAAATTGAGCTATTTTTTTAATTGGTTTTTGAGAAGGAACAATTCAAATCTATTTATTTATATTATTTTGACTATCTCAAATGCTGTAATTTATTGAGCCAATATCTCGTTTAGAGTGAATGATCGATTCTATGATTGATTCATTGATAGGTTCTGCATCCCAAAATTGGGTTGATTCTACATCCCAAAATTGGGAGTATTCAAAATACCAATAATAGGAATATTACCGTTTTTGGAATAATCCCATTATTGGGTTAGTTATGGGCTAGAAATCAGAGTAGCCAATTTTGATTTAAAATTTTTGCTTTTAGCTTTTGATGTAGTAACAGCATTTTTTTGATGTAGTAACATAATCAGCGTATATAAAACAATCAAAATCATGAATACCTGATATCTTCTATCAACCTTAGTTTTCGTAACTTTATCAAAATAATTTTTATTGATTTTACCTTATTAAAAGATAAATCTACTTAGGATAAAAACTAACCTCTAAATTACGATGAATATTGACAGACGTGTGCGTGCAAAAGAGTTTATGGCCCTTCTTTCTATAAAAAAGGATGCCTTCTATGACCGGGTAAATAGTGGTGAAATTCCTCAACCAATCCGCATTAACAAAAAAGATGTTTTCTGGTATGAGTCAGTTGTAAAAAAAGAAGTTGAAAAGTTTAAAGATAAACTGGATTAGCCTCTAATATGTTTAAGCAAAAATATATCATCACTGTAGAAAGCGAATCTCCACCTCAGATATGCTTAGGAGATAAAATTCACGGCGCCACAGTTATTTCATTAGAAGTAGAGCAATATCCCGATCTTGTAGATTTAGCATGGCTCACTAAACGCTTTCCTCTATCAAGAGAAATGCTCTCACAAAAATTAGAACTATTTAATGTGGGTGGTTCTGGAAAGAAATTCTATGATCCAAACATTGTTATTCCATTTCTAAAAACAGATTTAACACATCAAATCGGCAGACCAAGGAAGAACTAAATGAAAAAATATGAGCCAAAGCTTAATACCTACACCATGCTGTGCATGCGTTACATTTCACCAGTAGTTCACCTCGATACTCTTATTCAGGATTATTTCACCCATATTGATATCAAAACGGCACGTAAAAAGGCCAACTTTCATCAACTCCCATTCCCAGCATTCAAAATTGAACAATCTGCTAAAGCACCGTGGATGGTGAGACTTGAAGATTTCGCAATCTATTTAGATAGGCAATATGCACTCCACCGACAAGACTATGATGCTATGAATAGGTAATCACCCATATTCTTATCGATCACAATTAAATTTTTGAATATTTTCAAAATTTATAATTGAATATGTCAAAATATAGTTATTGAGATAGCTAATGAAAGTTATAACTCTTTATTATTTTTGGAGAGTTTTCCATCATTTTCAGCTATTAATTTCAAGTAGACCTGAGTAACTGATCACTTTAACGGTTGGTTCTAAGTTAGCTGAGGAAGTCGTTGAGTTATATAGGGATGTTTGATTAAATTTGAATGCTAGGCTTTAGACAAAGATATATAACTATTTAGGTATTTTTTGACTAATATCTAAAATGTAAAGTAAAGGTTAGTTTTATTTTATCAATTGGAAAAAATTATGGATAAGGAAGAGTTACTTAAAGAAGCTGAATTACAACTTCAAAGTTATTCAAAAAAAATAGATTTTTATACCTCTGAATACACAGTTGAAATTCTAGCCAAAAAAGTTGCTGAAAATGAATATACAGTTCCTGATTACCAACGTGAATTTACATGGGATCCTCCAAGAAAAAGTAAATTTATCGAATCTATTTTAATTGGCCTTCCAATTCCATTTGTATTTTTCTGGATGAATGGAGAGACCGGTAAGCTTGAGATCGTAGATGGCTCCCAACGACTTCGAACTATTGAAGAATATTTAGGAGGAAGATTAATTTTAGAAGGTCTTGAACGTTTAGACTTGTTGAATGGTACTTCTTTTAATGATTTGCCACTATCAAGACGTAGAAAGATCTTAAATATTTCGATTAGAGGGATTATCCTTTCAGAAAATACAGATATGGAAGCTAGAGTCGACTTATTCGAAAGGATTAATACTGGCAGTAAGGTCGCTAATCCAGCTGAAGTTAGACGCGGCGCACTCCGTGGCAAGTTTATGGATTTTGTTAATCGCTTAGCAACGAATGAGTTGTTTGCAAAATTGGCGCCTATTACTTCTAAACAGAAGAAAGAAAGAGAAGCTGAAGAACTAGTAGCAAGATTTTTTGCCTATTCCGATGGATTGGATGGGTATAAAGATGATGTTTCTCCATTTATATTTAGATATATAAAGAAAATGAACGATGCATTTGATAAAAATCCTGAATTAGAAGTGGAATATGAAAAACGCTTCCAAAGAATGATTGAATTTGTAGATAGGTCTTTTGAATTAGGATTCAGAAAAACCGTAGGTGCTAAAACAACACCTAGAGCTAGGTACGAATCAATTGCTTTAGGTTCCCATTTTGCTTTAGAAGTGAAACCGGATTTAAAGGTTGATATTCACACCACAAACCTAATATTAGATCGCGCTGAATTTAAGAAAGAAGTTAGTTCTGATGGTGCAAATGCGAGACGCAAATTGACAGGAAGGATTGATTATATGCGTAATGCATTATTAGAGGGAGCTTGACCTTGGAACTAGTACGTTCAGTCTTTGATGACAGAATTAAGGATATTGAAAGTTATTTTGAGTTAGTTAATAACATTGAATTAGCGATTAGTTCTGGTGGAGCTGTATTGCACTTTAATGGCAATAGCTACACAGTAAAACCTGAACAACAAAAAATTATGTACTCTGGTATCTACCTTCATTTATACAATCTAATAGAATCCACTATTTCAACTCTAATTGAGGCAGTTGAGAGACATGCAACATTAGGCATAAATGGCCAATTAGATTTATTAACCGAGAATATGCGCAAGTTATATGTTACTTCGGTAGCAGCACCTTACGAACTACTAACAAATGAAAAGAGGCTTGAAAGAGCCCTCTTGTTATTTGAGCAAGTTCTTAACTTAAAACCAGTTTCTATTAAAATTCCACCGGGCGGTGGTGGGAACTGGGATGTGACAGAAATAGAAAAATTAAGTAAAAGCATTGGTGTTAACGTTAATTTATCTCCACCGTTAAAGCAAAAAGTAATGCGTCCATTTAGAGATGATAAAGCACCGATTCGATTAGTTAAAGAAATTAGAAATAAACTAGCACATGGCTCTATTTCATTCGCAGAATGTGGGAATAATCATGTAGCAAGTGATTTCAGAACACTTATTGATATCGTTAAGGATTATTTAACATATGTCATTGATCAGTATGATGCTTACATCAGTCAGCATGGATATAGAACACCTGTTCAAACAACTGCCTAGATATTTTTTAACGATGAGATAATACTTAATCCTACTATTTCTCCCAATCGTACAGGGACTGCATTGCCAATCATTCGACCAATCGTACTAAAAACCACAGGTTTATTAATAGGTGTAAATTGATAATCTAAAGGGAATGTTTGAAATAAAGCAGCTTCCCTTAAACTAATTGCACGATCTTGTTCTGGATGACCAAATCGACCATTACCAAATCCATAACACAAAGTTGTAATTGTTGGTGCTGGCTGATCCCAATGCATGCGACCATATACAGCAGAATAAAACTTACCAGATTCCTTCTTATGACATTCAGCACGTAACTCCTCTGGCCAATCTCTCCAAGTACCACCGGGCCTAGAGGCTTTAATGCGCTTTAAATTAATCTCGCTTAACCTAGAACACACATGTAATGGATCATTTTTTGATTTTTGGCCTGCTTGTAAATGCTCAAGGTCAAAAATTGTCTCTTTTACTGTAAGTGGCTTATCATGAGTAGGTTCAATTAATTTGATACTGTTGAGTTTTGATGCCAAAACTACATGTCGACGTCTAGTTTGTGGTATCCCATAATCAATACAAGCTATCTCTTGTGCAGTAATTTCATATCCAAGTTTTTTTAATTCATCAATAAAATCATGATAGACCTTATGTTTAGTCACATCTGGTACATTTTCCATGGTTACCAATTCTGGTTTAACTTCTTTAATTAAGCGAGAGAAGTGGTATAACAGAGGCCATTTTGAATCTTTTGTAGTGTCTCTTCCTTTATTATAGGTAGAAAAAGGTTGGCATGGAGCGCACCCTGCTAGCAAACGGATGCTACCCTCTGAATACCAGGAAGAAATTTCCGAAGCTGTTACCTCCGCAACATCCTTATGAATAAAAATTGCATTATTATTATATTCATATGCGAATTCACATTCCTTAGCAATGTCATATCCAGCCTTAACGTTAATTCCCGATTTAATCAGTCCTGCAGTTAAACCACCTACACCACAAAATAAATCTACTGCTTCAATTTGCAT